TTTACCGTCACTGTTAACACACTTTAACACAATTAACACACCGTTAAAACTGTTAAACTTTCATAAAAATAATGTTTCACGTGGAACGTTGGCAAAGTGATTGTTTCACGTGGAACAAAAGGGTGATGGCGATTGCAAGTGTTAACAACAGTTAATTTATTTCTTTAATACTTTTTAACTAAAATAATTTGGTGGTTTAGCAAAAACGTTGTATCTTTGCACCGTGTTTAAGAAACAATATAAGTTTAACAAATTAAATTAGGTAATTATGAATGAGAATTTTAATGAGACTGTTTTTAACTGTATCACTAGTGTTAACGCTTTAATGACTTCTAACGAAGTCGCTAAAGACGATAAGGCGGTTATCAAGTTGAACCGATTTAAGAAGTGGTTGAATGAGTTTGCAGCAGCTAACGGGGTGAACGAAGTAAAGTAAACAACAGAAGTTTAACGTTTTAAAAGTTTAAAGTTATGGCTAAAGGTTTTAGTTTTGCTAGTACTTTTAATAAGACTAGTTTCGGTATTGATACAACCGATTTTCCATTTGTGAAGTTGACCGACATTTACAACGATAAAAAAGACGGCGGTGGTGATGTGGTACACCCTATCAATGGTATGTATGTTCACAAATCACAGTTGGGCGATTCACCTGTTATCATTGACGCTGAAAACAAGCGTCTTGTTAACTTGCCACAGTTCACAGGTGTCACAGTGCGAGAGATTCTCGCTAATAGTGATGCGGTGGACGCTATCAAAGCAAACAAAGTTGGTTATACGATTTATGAATATGAATCGCACGCCAAAAAGTGTTACGGTATTACCTTTGTAGATAAGTAGTTTTCGTAGGTAAAGGGTGGATAACGGCACGGGGGTAAACAGTAACTTAGTTTATTGTTGCCCCCGTTTTTGTTTCATTTAAAAGTGTTGATATTATGGCAAAGTTAAATCCGATAGGGTTTTCAAAAAGAACGTTTGCAGCAACGGGCAAAGTACACGTTGATAAGCAAATATTGGACGCGATAGAATCCCGTGGCTATTTGCGCAAAGAAATAGCCCGTGTGTTTCAACAGGCGAACCGACGCATACAAAATGTTGAAAAATCGGGTTTTGTTTCGCCCGCAGTTGTTGCGTTAAACAAAGGTGATATTAAAGGTTTCACAAAGTTTTCAATGAAACACGATTGGAACGATTTAAAAATCGAATATGCCAAAGCGGTTTCTTTTTTGCAACAACCCACATCCACGGCAAGCGGTACACGTGAGTACTCAAATCACTTAAAGAAGTCTTACAACTTAAACGATAAAGAATTTAAGTTGATGCAAGACAAATTAATGGGTAAAATTGCAAGTGTTTCGGATAATAGATTTTTGGAACAATACTTAATGCAGTACAAAGATTTCACGGGCGAATTGGAGCAGGAATCACGGGACGTTAGCGACCAAATCGAAGATGATGCAGTTAAAATTGAAAATGCTTTAGATGATGCGATGGAACAGATTGCAAAAAGTGAAACTGTTGAGTCTTATGTAAACGGTGTTGACCATTTTAACGATGATGCACCGTTAAAAAAGATTCTATCAGAATTTGAAAAATTTGGTTTATAATGAAGAAAATACCCTTTGAACTACAAACAGAAGTTTTCACGCCAAAAGATATTGCAAAGGTTTTATCTTTGGCGGTGAACGAAAAGAATTTTACAGGCAATAATAAGGGCGAAAAGTTCCTTAATGTGCCTGTTTCATTCGATATTGAAACAACTTCATTTTATCGTGATGCAGATGGCGAAACATACAGTTATGAACGTTATACGAAATTAGGCGGTAAACAAACCAAAATGGAAAAATGTTCTTTAATGTATGTTTGGCAATTTGGAATAAATGGTTTTTGCATTATTGGTAGAACGTGGGATGAGTTTTTGAATATGTTAGCCGAAATCGTGGCTATATTGGAACTATGCCCGAAAAAGCGTATTATTATATACGTGCATAACTTAGCATACGAATTTCAGTTTTTCCGTGAATTGTTAGATTGGGAGAAAGTTTTTTCTATAGACCTAAGAAAACCTATTTACGGTATAACTAAAACGGGTTTAGAATTCCGATGCAGTTACTTACTTTCGGGTTATTCGTTGGCGAAATTGGGTGAACAACTTCACAAATATAAATGTGAAAAGTTAGTCGGGGATTTAGACTATAGCCTGTTGCGACACAGTGAAACACCGTTGACCCAAAAAGAAATTGGTTACTGTTTGAACGACATCAAAGTTGTTATGTGCTATATACAGGAACTAATAGAGCAGTACAAAGGAATAACACGTTTGCCGATTACAAAAACGGGTTTTGTCCGCAAGTATTGCCGTTCGGTATGCTTTAAAACAACAGACGAAACAGGCAAGACGATTCCGAACTTTAAATATATTGATAAGATTCGTTCTTTGAATATTACAGGTTTAGAAGAGTTTTCTATGCTGCAAAGAGCATTTTCAGGCGGTTTCACGCACGCCAACGCAAAATATACTGACGAAGTAATTAAAAACGTAGATAGTTACGATTTTACTAGCAGTTACCCGTACGTTATGGTATCAGAAAAATTCCCTATGAGCACAGGTGTTTTTGTTCCTGTAAAGTCTATGAAACAATTTGAGTTTATGACTAGCAAATTTTGTTGCGTGTTCGATGTAGAAATCACAAACATTTTTGCGAAATCAGAAAACGAAAACCCTATATCGGTAAGTAAATGTTTCGTCAAAGAAAACGTTTCAGAAAATAACGGGCGTTTAGTTTGCGCTACAAAAATATGTATGACAATTACAGAAATAGATTACAAAGTGTTTTCACAGTTTTACACGTGGGAACAAATAAGAATCGGGCGAATGATTTGTTATCGCAAAGAATATTTACCGACCGAATTTGTGGAATCTATTTTGCACCTGTATGAAATGAAAACGAAACTTAAAGGTGTAAAGGGTAAAGAAGTGGAATATCTGAATAGTAAAGAAATGCTTAATAGTTGTTATGGTATGTGTGTTACAAACCCGTTGCGTGACGAAATTTTGTGTGACGGTGAAACGTGGGATATTGAACACCTTATAGGCGAAAAGCAATTAGAAATGCTGAATAAATACAACTATAGCAAAAACCGCTTTTTATTTTACCCGTGGGGTATTTATGTTACCGCCTATGCACGTAGGAATCTATTTACAGGTATTTCGGAATGCGGTGACGATTACATATATAGCGACACCGATTCGGTCAAAATAATGAACGGTGATGCACACAAAGATTACTTCAAAGCATACAACGATTTGGCACAACATAAATTGCGTGCAGCCTGTAAGTTTCACAAAATCCCCTTTGAAAAAGTTGAACCCGTCACAATAAAGGGAATAGCAAAACCGTTGGGCGTTTGGGACTATGAGGGGCGTTACACCCGTTTTAAAACTTTGGGCGCAAAACGCTATATGATTGAAGAAGAAAACGCCCTTACAGTAAACGGGAAAAATTATAACTACTCTATGACCGTTTCGGGTGTTAACAAGAAATCAGCTATCCCCTATATGGTGGAAACGTTCGGTGAAAATGGCGTGTTCGATGCCTTTACTAACTATCTAGACATCCCACCGAGCGCAACAGGTAAGAACATTCATACATATATAGATTACGAACAGACGGGAACGATAAAAGACTATAAGGGAAACGTTTCAAGTTACGATACGACCACAGGGGTACACTTAGAACCAACGGGGTACACTTTAAGTCTTTCAGTTCTTTATATAAACTATTTAATGGGAATCCGACTTAAAAAAGAATAAATATGAAACAGAAAAAAGAAAAAGTTGAAACACCAAAATTTTACACGTTGAATCGTATTTTGTCAAAAAATGCAGATTACAACGTAATTTTCGGTGAACGTTCCAACGGCAAGACTTATGCCACCCTGTTGTATGGAATCAAAGAATATCTGAAAACAGGGAAACAAATGGCGTATATACGCCGTTGGCGTGAAGATTTGAGGGGAAAACGTGCCGAAAGTTTGTTTGCAAATCACGTTGCCAATGGCGTGATACAGGAATTAACAGACGGCAAGTTTAACGAAGTGTTTTACGTATCGGGTAAATGGTTTCTTTCGTTCTATGATGCAGAAACGAAAAAACGTGTGCCCGAAAACACACCGTTCTGTTATGGGTTTTGTCTTTCAGAACAGGAACACGAAAAATCTAGCAGTTACCCGAACATAACTACTATTGTTTTCGATGAGTTCCTTACAAGACGTTATTATTTACCCGATGAGTTTATGCTATATATGAACCTGTTGAGTACAATTATTCGTCAAAGAAATGACGTTAAAGTATTTATGTTAGGTAACACCGTGAATCAGTTTTGCCCGTATTTTACCGAAATGGGATTGAAACAGGTGCGAATAATGGAACAGGGCACAATAGATATTTATAAGTTCGGTGAGCACGGTGCAACGGTGGCGGTTGAATATTGCAGTACTATTGTCAAGCATAAAGCAAGTAATAAATATTTCTGTTTTGACAACGAAAATCTTCAGATGATTACGGGCGGTAAATGGGAACTCGCAGCATATCCACATTTGCCTGTAAAGTACAAACCGAGTGACGTGTTGTTTGTCTTCTATATTCAGTTTAACGAAATGACCTTACAGGGTAACGTGATACAGGTTGAGGACAAAGAAAACGGGGTGAATAATTTCATTTACATTCACAACAAAACAACACCGATTAAGGACACCGACAACAGTTTGATTTATTCGTTGAATATGAACGGCAAACCGAACTACAAACGAAAGTTGTTGAGTACTGCAACGTATCTAGAATCGCAGATAACTAGATATTTCGCCACCGATAAGGTATTTTATCAAAGTAACGAAATTGGTGAAATCGTGCGTAACTATTTAATGGCGAGCGCACGCAGTAACATTATTACTTAATGACTGTTAACGGGGGTTAAAAATGTTTCACGTGAAACAATTTTCCCCCGTTTTATTTGGTTAAACCAAATAAAGTTATTATCTTTGCATCATTAAATAACAAAGTTAAAATTTGCTATATGGACGTAAACGGAATTGTATCTCTTATTAGTAACGTTGGTTTTCCTGTTGCCGTGTGTGTCGCACTTTTCTTCTATATGGAGAAACAGAACGAACGCCACCAAAACGAAACCGACAAGTTAAATGAAACCGTACAAAGTAACACTAAGGTGCTGGCAGAACTTTGTACCTTAATTAAAACGCTTGTTAAATAATGGAGAAAGAAAACTTATATAACAGATATCAAACAGAAGTTAAAAACAAAGATTCTGCATTATTCACATTTATGCAACGTGTTCTTTGTATGACTTCAAAAATGTTTGTTTACACGGGCACACCCGAAACAATGCCGCCTGTTGAACTTGAAAAGATTCTTCAAACAACGGGTAACGTTGGTATTGCAGAAGTCAACGGGGATTTGTATGCTTTACAGGGTGCACGGGGTGGCGATTGTGATGCCTATTATCACGGCAAAGATTACGTGGTGGCGAACCCGTGGTTAAAGTTGAACAAGACGTTCAAAATTGATGAGGATATTGTAGTTATCAACAACACACCGTTTGCGGATTCGCTTATGCCTATTATCGGCAAATATGGTGTACTTTACACGGATGCCACAATAACGCTAAATTTGGCTAGCATTTTGACCCGTATCACTATGTTGATTTCGGCAAGTGACGATAAGACAAAACAGAGCGCAGAATCATTCTTACAGAAGATTTTGAACGGTGATTTTTCTGTAATCGGTGAAAATGCCTTTTTCAAAGGTGTGAACTTACAAACCCCACCGACACAGGGAAACCAACAAATCGGTCAATTAATTGAACTGTTGCAGTACTACAAAGCATCAATGTTCAATGATTTAGGTTTGAACTCAAACTATAATATGAAACGTGAACGGTTGAACACGCAAGAAGTTTCAATGAATATTGATGCGTTGATGCCGTTTGTAGATTCAATGTTAACAGAACGTGTTGAGGGTGTGAAACGTGTTAACGAAATGTTCGGTACGGATATTACCGTAACTTTGGGGTCAAGTTGGAAAATCGAACACGAAAACTATTTGTCGTTGCTCAAAGCATCAGAAGACGGGCACGACCACACCGACACAGAAGACGTTGACCCTGTAACGGAAAACGAAACAGAAGAAACACAAGAAACAGAAGAAACGGAAACAGAAACAGAAGAAACGCAAGAAACAGAAGAAACAGAAACGGAAACAGAAGAAACGCAAGAAACAGAAGAAACAGAAGAAAAAGAAAACAAATATGAAAATTAATGAACTTTTTACAACTGAAAACGGTTTATTTGATAAAATCTTTAAACCCCTGTTTCCTGTTTTGTATGAATCAATATTCGGGAATGATGACCCGAAAATAATTGATATTGATTTTCGTTTCAAATATGGAAACAGAGTTCTAGTTGATGCCGTCACAAACGAAACTGCAAACGATATTATCAAAAGTATTATTACAGTAAAGTCTGACGAATGGCAAAAACAGATTCAAGTGTTTAATAAAGAATATGACGTGTTAACCCCTGTAACGTCAAAAACAACGGAAACAACAAGTAACACCGTTGACGAAACAGGCAATAACAATACAGTCGATTCAAGTGTAACGTTTAACAATGGAGATTTTGGAAATGACAAGAAACAACAAAGAGATTCCACAGGTAACAGACAAGAAACGGGTACGAAAACAAGTGTTACGAACGGTGTTCCGTCTAGCGTCCCTGTTAGTGAAATTATTCAAAAAGAAATGAGTTTGCGCAAAACTAATTTCAAAACGCAAGTAATCACAGAACTTGCAAAAGAGTTAACGATTGATATTTATTAATACTTAAATTTTTATAAAAATGGAAGTAAAACAGATTTATAGTTTAGTTAACACCGTATCGGGTGAAGTATTGGGCAAAACCGATTTGGTACACGAAGACCTTACAGGTTTGGTTGATTTGGGTAACGAAGTGTTTAATCAGAATGCCGTTGATAATTACGTCAAATCGTTGGTTAACCACATCGGTAAGGTTGTTTTCGTGAACCGCCCTTATTCGGGTAAAGTTCCTAGCGTTCTTATGGATGCCTGGGAATTTGGTAGCGTTTTGGAAAAAATCAGTGCTGACGTTCCAAAGGCTGAGGAAAACGACACGTGGAATCTTGAGGACGGTACAGAGTACAAACAGGACGTTTTCCACAAACCGACCGTTTCCGCTAAGTTCTTCAACTCAAAGGTAACTTTTGAAGTTCCTGTATCTATCACAGAAAGACAGGTAAAGGAATCTTTCAGCAGCGCAGAGCAGTTGAACGGCTTTTTGTCAATGATTTATTCAGCAGTTGAGAAGTCAATGACTATCAAGACGGATGCGCTTGTTATGCGCACAATTAACAATATGGTTGCGGAAACGTTGGATGCCGACAAAAAGGCGTTCGGTTGGGTAGAATCAACACACGAACAGGTTGACTATGCGAGTGCATCAACAGTGCGTTGCGTGAACCTGTTGAAACTTTACAACACTAAGACGGGCGCAAAGTTGACCGCAGACGTTGCAGTAACAACACCCGACTTTATCCGTTTTGCAGCATATCAGATGGGTTTGTACGCAGACCGTTTGCAGACAATTTCAACCCTGTTTAACGTTGGCGGTAAGGAACGTTTCACACCAAAGGACGTTTTGCACACCGTTCTGTTGTCAGATTTCGCAGCCGCAGCCAAAACATACCTGTATGCCGATACGTTCCACAGCGAGAACGTTCTGTTGCCACAGGCTGAGACCGTTGCAAGTTGGCAAGCAACAGGCAAAGACTATGCTTTTGCCAACGTTTCAAAGGTTGACGTAAAATCGGCAAGCGGTGCGAGCGTTTCAGTTAGCGGTGTTTTGGGTGTTATGTTCGACCGTGATGCGTTGGGCGTTACAAATTTGGATAAGCGAGTAACCACCAACTACAACGCAAAAGCGGAGTTCTTCAACAACTATTTCAAGTTTGATGCGGGTTACTTCAACGACACAAACGAAAACTTTGTTGTGTTCTTTGTTGCCTAATTTTAGTTGTTTAACTGTTGGGGTGTTTCCTGTAGGTGAAAGCACAGGGAATGCCCCTTTTAGCTTTTAAGGTATGGTTAAAATTAAAACTTTCATTTTCAACGGCAAACCGAACGAAGTAAACAAGACCTTACAGGAAAACGAAGAATATACGGGCGTATTGAATGCAACGTTTAATATTTTATCGCCTGTTGTTCGTTTCAGAACTCGCACACCTGTAACGTTTAATTACGTTTACATCGAAAGTTTGAATCGTTATTATTTTGTTTCTGAGAAACAACAAGATGGTGATATTTGCACAGTTCGTTTGCGTGTTGACGTTCTGTTTACTTATAAGGATATTATCTTAAACAGTACTGCAACGTTAACAAAAAGTGAAAACGGTAACAAATATCTTTCAAACCGTACAAACGTGGTGGACGTTCGCCCGAATATCAGAAAACTAGATTTTCCGAATAAGGGGTTATTGAACGAAAAAGGTAGTATTATTATGGTAACTATTAAAGGTAACGTTTAATTATGGCAACATTTGATATAGAATATATTTGTACTAATTGCGAAAAAACAGAAAAAGCAAGTAATACTTACACAAACGATTCTTCTACAGAGAGCGTTTATGCCGCAAAAGCCGTTGACGGGTGCTATTTTCTAGAAAATGACAGTGAACATTGTTATATGGAAACAATGGGTACAAATGGTCAATTACGTAAATATGGAATCGGTTTGCAAAAAGTAAGTTCAATATATGATTCAGAAGTAATAAATGGCACAAAAAAAGGTATCACATCGGACGGAAAATATATTTGCGGACTTTTTACATCGGGTTCCTCTAATACAGGTACACGAAAAGTTTATTTTAAGGCTAGTGGAGGCACACCCGTTATAAGTTCTTTTGAAATAAATAATACTATTTCGGGAACTGTTGCAAGTGTTACAGAAAACGGAAAAAGTAAAACAATAACGTTAACAGGTGCTAAGGGTGGCAAATTTGAGGGGATTCCCGAAATTTACGGTTTTACAGACGAAGATGGTAACCACATTTCACAGGGGAATTATTCAACAAAAATGACCGTTAACGGTAATGTAGCAAAAGGCACAATTACCACTTATGATAAATCTTGTACCGTTGGCGGTGCAACATTTAATGCAAACCCAACGCCTACAAATTTGCTAACTTATGATACAACAGGTTTAACGGGTGACGTTACAATAACCGACCAACAGGGAACGGACGCCCACCACTTCAATGTAACGGTGACAGGTAACGGTGACGGTACGTTTACAGATTTAAAGGCAACATATCAAAATTGGGACGGTGATAGGGTAGTAGATACCCCGTTTAATGTTTCGGGCAACGTTGGTACACTTACGGTTTATTGTTCTGAGGGTGACGAAATCACGATAACGGGCAAATTTGGTGATGCACCGAAAGAACTGCAAATAACTAACAATATTGAAAACACAACTGCAAAAGCGGTGGCAAGTGAAACACATTTCACAGTGACAGTTGAGGGAACGGCACAGGGAATGTTTAACGGTACGCCTACAATAACATACGGTGGTAATACTTACAATATGACTGTAACGAACCAAACCGCAACGGCTATTGTACCTGTAGCAACAGAATCTGTTGTTATCAATGGAGAATATCTGTTAGGTAAGTACATCGAAGTTCAATACGGTTTGACAAATTGCGAAATTATTGGTGATAAACCTATAAAGGTTAAAACGGGTCAAAGTTACACGTTTAATTTCAGAGCAAACCCAAATGCGGAATTAACTGAGATAAAAGCAAAATTCAAAGATGATGACGGAAACCCTGTTGTCGTAAACGGTATAATATCAGAAGACAAACAAACGGGTAACGTAACTTTTGAATTGACACCGAATGCCGTAGATTTGAATATCGTTGCGAATGCGGATGTAGTGACACCGCCAACTATTAAAAATTACGGTGCTATAAATGTTTATATTGTTACGTTGGAAAATTTGGATGATTTTTCAAAGAAACGTTTCTTTAAACCTACAGGCGAAAGTACCACGGGCACAACTTATTCTGAGGTTAATTTGGGCGAATATGTAAACCGTATCAAAAGAATATTTGCGACCGTTCCTATTGGCGGTGATGATGTTTTAAAATGTGGTAACTACAACACAGAAATAAAGGTTAAATACCCCGATAGTGATGTTATGTTACTAGATTTCGGTGACGTTGAACTAACAGGGGTAAACGGTAATAATGAAGACTATAACGCACAGATTCAAATGTTTATCCCGTGCCGTGGCGTTGTTTCTATTGATAGTAATTACATCGGTAAAACAGTTAATTTATCTATCAAAGTTAACGTAATTACAGGTGATGCCGTGGCGTTGTTGTCGTACAATGGTGTAACGTTCCAAATTGAAAGTTTTTCTTTGTCACGTGATGTTATTTACCGTTTGGGCACAGATTTAAACGTTGTTGGCGGTGAACAATGGAACGAACAAATTTTGTACGGTTTAGAACCTTACGTGTTGATTACTGAAAATTTAACCGTAAACGTTCCTATTAATAATACACAGGAAAACGTGACAGTTAAAGACGTTACAGGGTTTGCACAGTTTGAAAACGTGAATTTGAACACTGCAAACTTGTTGGTAGACGAATATAACGAAATTGTTTCACAACTTGAAACAGGCGTTTATTTATAAAAGATAACAGGCGGTAAAATTGTTACCGCCCGTTTTCTTATTTTTTATTATTAAATTCGTTGGCTAAACCTTTGCCACAAATAAAATCTAAGGCACGGTTTTTCTTTGCTTTTTCTTCTTCAAGTTTGCAAGAAATAGTTTTTACTACTAAAGTTTGCGCCTTTAATGTTTCGATAACAGAATTTAAAAGCATACCGTTTGTGCCTGTTGTTTCTTCTGCTATATATTGCAAATTTTCTGTTGAAACTTTAATAGACTTCAACAAAATTTCTATTGCTTTTTCCATAACTATTTCTTTTCTAGATTCATTATTATTTGGTTACGGGGTTTGCCGTTTCGTGAACAAACCGAAATATGAAACCAAAAAGAAGAAGACCCTTTGCGGTGTTCTTTAATAAGTTGGTCAAAACCGCCTGTTTCTCTAAGAACCTTTTCTAAAGATTCCATATCAGCACACACCACATCAGCAGCCAAACCTTTAAGGTGTTGACTGTTAGCCACACCGCCCACCGCTTTATTAAGCATCGGTGAACGATAACCGCTATTAATAAGAATCGGTTTACCTAACTTTTCACGGATGCCGTCTAAATAATCAGCAAGACGATTCAAATTGTCAACGACTTCAAACGTTGGCAAGTTGTAAATGCCCAAACGTTTTGCAGTTGGCGAGTTGACGAACTCGCCTAAACTAAAATACTTAATCTTTTTCATATATACTATTATTTAGGTGAAACAATAAACCACTTGCGAGAATCTTTGTGCGTTGGAAAACGACCCTTTACAGTTATAGAACAGTCACCCTGTAAGTAGTCAATTTTGTTATTTAAAAACTCGCTTACTTTGTCCGAACGAACCATATACACGGTTAATTTGTCGGTTTGCTTTAATGTAATCTTAAAATATGAATATTCCATATATAATTTATTTTATGCCTGTAAGGGGTGAACCTTACAAGCGGTTAAACATTTATTTTATTCTTTTGCTTGTTTGAATCAACTGTAAAAACGAACTAGCGTTTTTACCTAATTTGTTGCAAAGTTGAGTAACGCAGAAACCATATTCGTTTATGTAGTTCAAACTATCTTTTGTTTCAAAGATAGTGTAAACGTCTTTCGTCAACTTTGGCAATCTGTTGTGCTTGATGCAGTTGTTTTCGTGTTCAAACATAACTTTTGCCACATCAGCAAAAACACCTGTAACGAATTGCGTTTCACATGATGTTTCACTCTTTACACGTGTACCGTCAACAGATAAAACGGTTTCAAACTCTAAAGTAATTTCATACGTTACCATATTCTTGTATTTTAAAGGGTTTAACTAAATTTCTAAATCTGTTGCAAAGATAAGCATTTTCCACGAACCCACCAAATTATTTTCGTTAAATAATGCAAAAAGTTTAATTTAAATCTTTTTGACATCTAAGCAAATTTGTTCCACGTGAAACAATCACTTTGCCAACGTTCCACGTGAAACATTATTTTTATGAAAGTTTAACAGTTTTAACGGTGTGTTAATTGTGTTAAAGTGTGTTAACAGTGACGGTAAA